TGAGCACCAGGCGCGGATCCAGCCCTACGCCGCACAGGCTGACGCTGCGCAAGGCGAGGTGTTGGAGGGTGAGTTTGAGCCAGCCAGCAATGCCAGCAGCACCAGTGGCGACGCCAGCCCCGTAGAAATGGAATTCGAGTAACCCACCCGCCGCCCTGCACTGGGCGGCACAATCAACACGGAGAGATAACCATGAAATCATTCAAAGAATTTGCAGCAGAAGCCGCGCAGATGGAAAACCAAGGTCAAGTCAAAGAGGCTGCAACAGCCTGGCGCCGAGCTGGCGCGTACTGTGCTAAAGAGCAGAACCGAGAGTGGTGCAATGCCCGCGCCGGGTTCTGTGAGTCCCGCTTTGCTAGGGAGGCTGCGCAGTGATCACCACTTACACATCCCGAGACGCCGAGGCATGCGCCTACCTGTCGGCACTGGTCACGGTTGAGCTGTGCGCCGAGGTGCACCGCGCCGGGAAGGTGAACACGGCAATTCGCCGCTGCGTCAACCGACAGTTGCCTGGACTGGTCGAGCACAAGCGGGTTTATCTGATTTTCAAAGGGCTGGCCAAGCAGCCTTTTCCGGCGGGGTGCCTGCATCATCTGCGGCGCATGCTGGAGGAGATGGCGGGCGGGCAAGTGGTGTTGGAGGAGTGAGAGATGATTGATTTGGATAAGATTGAGCAGCAATGCAAAGGTGCGATTGAAAACGGATGCGGTCACCTGCCTGTCTTGGGGTGCGGCAATGCGGTTAAATTGATGGAGGTTATCAGCAGGCTTAGGTATGCCGAGGCAGAGACAGGTGCGATTCTTTCAATGTTACGCCAATCAGAAAAAGACGCTGCGCGGTATCGGTGGTTGCGTGATGAGGCGGCAGACGCCGATCAAACATCTCCTCTTGTTTTCATGGCAGACGAGTGCGCCGACATAGTCACTGATGGAGATTATCAGGGAATTATGTTTGGGAAGTTACTAGACGCCGCAATCGACGAGGCCATGCAGTGCAAGTAAAGCTAGAATTCCTCACCGACTGCGACGCCCAGCACGGCGCTTACTACCTGCAGGATCGCGGATACATCGTCCGGTTGATGGGCAAGGCCCTGGTGGTGGATAAGCCGGATCCCGCAGATCTGGCTCTGGTGATGACGACCTATCGGGCGTTTACTGTGGATTTGGCGGAGGGTGACACATGCGCATGATCCTGGCGGTTATCGTGGTGATGGTAATTGGCGTAGGCCCGCACTGGGAAAAGTACAAGGACGAGAAGATTGCGGCCTACCAGGCGCAGCACGGCGGCGATGTCTGCGATATTCACAACGTGCTGATTGGGGTGGAGTGCCGCCCCTTCACCAGGGCGGAGCTGGAAGCCAAGGAGCAGGCCGAGGCCCTGCAGCGCTGGAATGATCGCGTGGCTGATGCCGAGGCCAGAAAGCGGGTAGCGCAGCAGATGGAGGATATTTTGGTTTATGGGAAATAGAACTTGCGTTTAACGCACAGGTGAGCGAGAATGAATTTGTGGTGAATGCGCAGTGCTGATGCGCGGGAGGGGAGAATATCCCCGTCAGCGAATAACCCTCTTAGACGATAGACGAGCCGGAGTTCAGCGCCGGCCACCACACGCCAAGCCTGAAGCGTAAAGACAGGCGCATAACTGAGGTTGCATTGGAAGAAAGGAAATCGGCGCACACTACTGGCGCTCGGGCCGTGCCAGTGCAACCCCAGTTATGGAATATCCTGTGCAACGCCAACCTTTGCCCCTCACTTGAGGGGCTTTTTTATTGCGGGGCGAAAAGTGGTATATTGACATTACCGATTGACGTGGCTAGGAAACGGCTAGATGACGATGATGAAGAAACTAACCGAGAAAGAAGAGCTGTACTGCCGAAAGTACGTCGAGCTGCTGAACCAGCGCCAGGCCTACATGGCATCCCGCGATACAGAAAGAATGAAGCCAAACACAGTTGACCGGCGGGCAAGCGAGCTGCACCAGAAGCCACACATTCAGGCCCGCATCAATGAGCTCATGGCAGAACGTGAGCAGCGCCTGCAAATTGACGCCGACTACGTACTGCGCCGCCTGGTTGAGATTGACCAGATGGACGTGCTGGACATCCTGAAATAGGATGGCGCGCTCAAGCCTATCAGTGAGTGGCCAAAGTGCTGGCGAACCACATTGAGCGGGCTGGACATCAACACCACCATCACCAATTACGACGAGACCACCACCGAGAACATCCTCAAGAAGATCAAGTGGCCTGACAAGGTTAGGAACCTGGAACTCATCGGCAAGCACGTTCGCGTTGGGGCATTCAAAGAGCAACTTGATCATACGTCCAGCGATGGCAGCATGACCCCCAAGGGCTCCATCAACATCGGCGAGCTGTCCGACTCCGCAATGGCCGAAATCCTCAAGGCGCGCGATGCTGCTGACTCCTGATGTGCTCGACCAGATAGAGCGGGAATATTGCTCCCGCTCCCTGGCCAACTTCGTGCGCCGGGCTTGGCAGATACTGGATCCCGGTATGCCGCTGGTGTGGGGTCCGCACATGGATGCGGTATGCCTGCACCTGGAGGCAGTTACCAAGGGGCAGATCAACCGCCTGCTGATCAACATCCCCCCCGGCACGTCCAAATCATCCCTGGTGTCTGTGTACTGGCCTGCCTGGGAGTGGGGGCCGAAGGGTATCCCCACCAACAGGGTGATCGGTGCGTCCCACGAGCAGAGCCTGTCCGTGCGAGACTCGACCAAGATGCGGCGCCTGGTGACGGATCCGTGGTATCAGAAGCTCTGGCCGACCAACCTGATGCGGGACAACAACCAGAAGCTGAGCTTTGAGAACGAAAGCACCGGCTTCCGCCAGGCCTGCGCCGTCCGCTCCATGACTGGACGCCGTGGAGACCGGGTTATCTGGGATGACCCGCACAGCGCCGAGGATGCGCACAGCCCGGCCGCCCTGATAGAGGCCGAGCGGATATTCAAGGAGACGCTGCCGACTCGCCTGGTCAGCCCTGAGCACTCCGCCATCGTGATTGTCATGCAGCGCCTGAACGAGAATGACGTGTCAGGCATCATCCTGTCCGACGACTACGGTTATGAGCACCTGTGCCTGCCCATGGAGTACGAGCGCGACAGGCATTGCAAGACTTCGATTGGCTGGGAGGACTGGCGCAAGGAAGAGGGAGAGTTGCTATTCCCCGACCGGTTCCCGGCGCATGTTGTCGAACGTGACAAGAAACTCATGGGAAGTCACGCCGTTGCGGGCCAGTTCCAGCAGCGACCGAGCGCCAAGGGTGGCTCAGTTTTCCTTGACCACGGCCAGCGATTCTACTTGCCCAAAGACTTGCCCGAGAAGTTCGATCAAGTGATCTGCTCCTGGGACTGCACATTCAAAGACACCGACGGATCCGACTACGTGGTCGGCCAGGTATGGGGTCGCAAGGATGCCAACTGCTATCTGCTGGATCAGGTGCGAGACCGGATGAGCTTTACCAACACCAAAAAGGCGGTTGTCGCCCTCAAGGCATCTCGAGATGATATTCGCGCCGTCCTGATAGAAGACAAGGCGAACGGCCCGGCAATCATCGACTCGCTCAAGATGGAGGTGCCAGGGCTGCTGCCGGTTGAGCCTGACGGTTCTAAGTTGGCCCGCGCCCATGCCATCACCTACCTGTGGGAGGCTGGCAATATATACCTGCCGCACAAGGATATTGCGCCATGGGTAACCAGGTTTACGGATGAGATGTCATCATTCCCGTTCGGGGCGAACGATGACCAGGTTGACTCAATGACCCAGGCCGTCCGCCATCTGTACCCGGTGCGCGGTAAGATCAAGATCTCGGCAGAAGCCAAGGCTCGAGCGATGCGTTATCCTATGGGCAGGCGTTAGCCAGCATTCACTGGGCGCCAGCCCCAACAGACACGAGGAGCGCCCATGTGGCCATTTGACATCAAGAAGAAGCGGCTCGCAGAGTTGCAGGCAGCAGTTGAGCAAGCCAAGGCCGAGGAGCGCGAGAAGCATCGCAAGCGCAGCATGTCCAGGGCGTTACTAAAGTCCATGGAGAAGCGCGCCAAGGATGCCGCCAGACGCTGGGAGGCGCCCAAGCTCATGCCCGGCGTTGTCCCTGCCGGCACCACCCCAGCAGTGGCTATGGACTCCCTATGCGGCCCAACCTACCAGTTTCTCAACTCGGCAGCGGGCGGACTCTACGCTGCCAACATTCAGCCGTTCCCTGGATACCAGAACCTTGCCGCCCTGGCCACCCGGCCTGAGTATCGGGCCTTCGCTTCCACCTTGAGTACCGAGCTCACCCGCGAGGGGATTGAGATAACCAGCAAGGACCGCACTAAGGCCAAGGAGATGGCGGGCAAGATCAAGGAGCTGGAGGAGGCATGCGAGTATTACGGGGTCATGGGGGTCATCCAGAAGGCTGCCGAGCAGGATTGTTTCTTTGGGGAGGGCCCGATCGCGATAAACATCAACC